GAAGATGTCAAGGGCACGTTGAATCTTGGCAGATTCGTATTCACGAACAGGACGATAATGATAAGTCACCACTCCACCTCTCTAACAAGTTGTGCAAGTTTCTTCAATGATTCAAGGCTATCAACCTGGCGTTTACCAGCTGCATAAATTGGATCTTCCATGCTTTTAGCTTCTGCCATATCCTGTTGGACAAGTTTGAAACAGAATTGAATTCGTTCTACAGGATTAAAAGCAAAGTGAGCAGAGGCTTTACTCTTTTCACCGCCAATAATTAGGCAGAGCAATTGTGTGATGGAGCGGTTCGCTTGGTTTTTAGTAATCATTGGTGCTTAACGGGCATGAAGAATTCAGACTCTTTACCGTTGAGGGTTACTTCGTCTTGATGGGTGAGCCCGATGCAGTTTCCATCAGGCGTATAAACGATGTTAAAACCACCGCGTTCGTGGTATTTAACGACGTAATCAGTGGTTGACCAGCAAACGGTTTGGCCGTTAAGAACGGCTGCTTTAATGGTTTCTAGGTTCATTTGAGGTTGCGGTTACGTTCAGCAGGGTCAGGGACAGAAGCGTTGAGGTCTTCCCAATTAGCCTGTTTTTCACGTTGTTCGATTTCATCTTCAGACAATGGCGGCCATGGGTCAATAAAGTCATCAGGCATCAGATCATCATCAAAATCGCGGCGTCGTTTTTTAGTCATGAGTCAATTCGGTTGATAGAGGTTTGGAGCGTTGGTGTGAGATTTTAGTCTCAGTATTTTTGAGACTGGTTGCCGCCCATGCGGTGAAGGCGTTCAAAGGCCCTGGAAAGCTGCATTAACTCCTGCACGTTGTGTTGTGAGGATGCTTGGATCCAGGCTTGTTCAAGGTCTCTCAGCATTGCGTCACGCTGTTCAAGCATTGGTGTTGGAGCGGTGTCAACGTCCAACTCCATGTTTTCACTATCCATTTGAGTGCTTGCGTAAGCAACGTCACGGAAGCTTGTAGCGCGACTGATACTGAATAACCTTTGAAGCCTTAAAGCGACTGCTGAAGGCTGATAACCAAGGCTCAGGAGGCGTTTGGCCTCCCGAACATGCTGGCCTTTGATTTCATTGGAGCGTTTCACGACAGAAGCGTGATGAACAACACTTGATTGTCTTGGCGAAAATCAACGCGAATTGTTTCACCAAGATCAAAAGTTGTATGTTCGAAGTGGGTTAAACCCATAGCTTCCTTAGCCTTACGAACAATCCAGGGGCCTGAATACTTTGATGGAATCATCACGTCTTCACGGTTTACCCATGAATAGTTTGCTTCACCTCCGAAAGTATCAGTGTGTTCAAGCTGCCAACGTAGGCATGGAATACCTTGTTTCATGATTCAGCCTTAGCATTGTCAGTTTTGCGGATATGATCTGTCAAAACTTGCATGAACCGTTCTTGTGTGGAGCGGTCACAGTAAGGCAAATGTTTTGCAATGGCATTGTTTAATGCTTCATTCCCGACAAAAACTGAAACCGAACAATCAGAGTTATCGTGAACTGTGATTATTCCGCCGGTTAGGCTGATGGTAGCTTGATTGTCTACCTGGAAATGGTTGTTGGTAGTGTGTTTCAATTGGTGTAGTGGTGTTTGTTGGAGCGGAAGCGGCCTGAACCGTTTCCTATTCCAATACTACACGATAAAGGGCATTCATGCCAGCGCTAGCCTATAAACATTCATACAGTCTCTTATGTCCATTCATGGCCCTGATATATGGCTAACCTATGAAGAGATGGAGATTCTCTTAGAGTCCATTCATGTCTACTCTCGGACCGCTGATGGCAAGCGTTGTTCATCCGGGCAATGTGATTTCTTGCGAGATAAACTGTTGCTTCTCAAGCGAGATGGCTCAGCTCTGAGAATCTATCCGTCGCGTTAGGTGGAACGGTACAAGAAAAAAGGCCCCCCTATACGGGAGGCTCATCCTGGAATTCTTCCACCTCACAAGGCTTAGGAAAACTCCCGCCGCAAGCCTGGAATTCTTCCCACAAATAGCGAGCGTGCTTTAAGCCCTCTGCTGTTGCTGGATCGTAGCCGTTAAGCCTTGCGAGCTCTTCAAATGTGATCATCAGGCTTCAGGGTGGATGCTTACGTTTAATTCGTTGAGAAGTCTGCCCGTGGTTGCATAAGGTCGGACCCAATCCCCAGATAATCGCCAGCAGTGAAAATCTGCTGACCAATACAAACAATCGGGTTCTTTACCAACCGCTTTAAGTTGCTCTGGAGTTACTGGCGGAACGTATGGGTTCCGGTAACTGTCCTTAAAATTGTTCACGAAAAAAACCTACCAACGACGACAAAATTACAGTCTTCTGTAAGTCTCACAAGGGTTCCAGACCATACCGTTTCGGATGTATAGCCATCCCAACCGTTGAGGTCTGGATCGCTGACGTCCGTGACTCGCATGAAGTCTCCCAAGTGGTGAACCTGCCCAAGGTAAACAAAGAATCCAAAATTACACTCGATGTCCTTAGGATCCATCCAGTCGTACTCCTTACGGATTTCTGACTGGATGCTTTCGTTAAAGTCCTCCAGGTGCATTAGCGGCCTGGAATGGTTGTTGGTGCGGATAGTCAACATAAAAAGAAGCCCGGCCTAAGCCGGGGTTATTGGGGCGGTTGAAGCTATGAAGTAGTAGTGATCATGGTCGAAACCACAAGCCACTAAAATCATTTGATGGTGCTCTTGGTACGGCCACGACTTCAGCAAAGCAAGTGCTGAAGCCTTAGCGTTTTCCATGCCGTCAAGTGAATGGTCCCAGGACAGCGTGACACTTTGAGTCTCATCACTGCCACGTTTATGGACTGCTTTAATTCGACTGCCTCGAAAATTAGTCGGGCCTAAGAATTTTGTGGTGATCAATGGTCCCTGGAGTAACTCCATCAGCGAACCACCCGAACATATGGCTGAGTGTTGCTATGGCTGTTGAATGTGGCTTCGTTGATGAATACCACTGCAAAAATGCCAGCCGCAACATAAGCGGCTGACAGGCTTAGAAATGTTCTCATTAGGTTGTTTGTTGGTGCGTTGGTGTTAGTTAGGCGTGCTCAAGGTTCCAGATCTGCTCTGCTTTTTTGCTAGCTGCTACGCATGGCACAGTTGCCATAGGCGTCAAAAAAAGTCCGCCTAGGAATAACCCTGCGAACTGTTTCGGGCTCCAGTCGAAAGCAACGGATAAAGATAAACCTACACATGCCAGACCTGCCACCATCGTGGTGGCTGAGGTAGCTAGCAACGCGTTTTGCTCGAAACGTAGACGGGATAAAGTAGTCATGGATTCTTGGTGTTCTTGGTGTTGGTAGGTTGGCGCGCTTGCACTTAGTGAGAGCAAGGCTGCAAAGTGTAGAAAGTGTGAGACGCAGTGGCGCGGCTGCTAACATGCACAAGGACACGCAGCAGGATCTGCTGATCTGGTCTCAGATTTTAGAGTTTGGGCGATAGGCGAGATGTTCTCTGTACATTCCTACAGTAGTCCATAGAGTAAGACACGACAGTACAGCTACTACAATCTGACATATCAATTGATACAAGCCAATGTGCTCACCATCTAGTATCAATTGCTACGCGGGGGGCAGGGTTGCAAAGTAGTGCGCTTGTACCAGCATTCCCGTAACCTGCACATATATCCGCCAAACAGTAATCGTGTACTAAAAAAGCCCCCTTAGTGGGGGCAGGGGTTGAGTTTGCTGGAGCGTTAGATCAGTCGTTTTTATTTTCGATAGAGATTTTAAGTTCAGGTGCTTGGATATTGACCGTTTCAACGGATTCACCGATAACACGTCCAATGGAGTCAAGGACTTGGCTAGCGGTTTGGAGCTGGCCTTTTTTAACGGCTTGATAAAAGAGTTTGGTACGCATGTGCTGCAGACGCGGGAGCATATTTTCGCGATCAGCTTTCCAATCTTCTTCGTTCCAATCTTTAACAGCTTTCCAGTCACGCCAAGCGGTTTGGATAGAGACCTGTTCTTTTTCAGAATGGTCATAAACAAGTGCGCGAGCGGACAAGCCGTCTAATTGCCGACGGTATAAGCGTCTTCTACGAGCTTCTACAACTTCATCAGAAGAGCGTCCGGGATTCATTACCTGTCTGACTGTTGTTCTTCGATGTTACCCCTTGTCGGGGGCATTTGGAGGGGGGTGGAAGTCGAGATTCTGTGTAATGTAATAGGCATGAGCACAACAGTAGAGCCTATTAACCTGAGATGGGCGCAGGGCCAAGTTTATTCAAGTGAAAATCGCTTCCGCGTATTGGTAGCAGGGCGTCGATTCGGCAAATCGTACTTATCTTGCGTTGAATTGGTGCGTGGAGCGATTGAGAAGCCAGGGGAGACATTTTTTTATTGTGCTCCAACGTATCGAATGGCAAAGGATATAGCGTGGCGAGCATTAAAGAAGTTGGTACCGAAGGTATGGATCAGGAGTAAGAACGAGACGGACTTACGAATCGAGCTTATTAACGGATCAACGATCGAATTGAAGGGTACAGAGAACGCTATGGCGTTGAGGGGCCGCAGTTTATCTGGAGTGGTATTAGACGAGGCCGCATTTATGGATGCGGAGGTATGGTTTGAGGTTATACGACCTGCTTTAGCGGATAAAGAGGGATGGGCATTATTTATTTCTACGCCAGACGGGACAGCTAGTTGGTTTTATGACTTGTGGTGTTATGTACCAGAGGATGAGACTGGAGATTGGCAGCGATGGTGTTATACGACGATTGAAGGCGGCAACGTTAGTAAACGTGAGGTTGAGGCAGCGCGTGCCCAACTAGACAATCGAACATTCCGACAAGAATTTGAGGCCAGCTTCGAAAATCTGACTGGTTTGGTGGCGGTCAGTTTTTCAGACGACAATATTTCAACAGAAGCCCGCGACATCTCAATTCAACCATTGCTATTAGGCGTTGACTTTAACGTTGATCCAATGAGCGGTATTTGCGCGGTAAAAGACGGTGAAACGCTCTATGTCTTTGACGAGATCATGTTGACAGGTGGAGCGACCACATGGGATTTCGCGGATGAGGTTACTAGACGGTATGGAGTAGATCGCAGAGTCATTGCGTGTCCTGATCCTACGGGTGTGGCACGAAAGACAAGTGGTGTTGGAGTAACGGACCATGCAATTTTGCGTCGTAATGGATTTACGGTTCAAACACCGAGATCACCGTGGAAGATACGGGACAAGATTACGGCAGTAAACACAGGATTAATGGATGCTGCTGGAACGCGAAGAGTAAAGATCCATCCAAAATGTAAGCAGCTAATAAAATCGCTTCGGACGTTAACGTATGCGCCTGGAACGGGTTTACCGAATAAGAATTTAGGAGTGGACCATGCGTTTGACGCATTTGGGTACTTGGTATTGCAGCAATTCAACCTTGCGAAACCGGAGACATTGGGTACGACTTCTTATCGGATCTACTAGGATATGAAGGTAACCCTTTACAGCGGTTGCACAGGTCTCTTGCAGCGGATCAGGAGTGAGGGATGCAGGCGCGAGAGCCGGTTCTAGTCCGCAACCATTTAAGCGGTTAGGATAAGGGCAAGTCATTTGTCTTTGTCATGCCCAAAGGCCCTGGAACATACGGCACTCAGAAAGGCCGTCCACCTAAGAAAAAGAAGGGTGTAAAGAAGGGCAGCAAGAAGATGCGGTGTCGTTGTGGCGAGTGAAAACGTCCCAACAAATAAGGCGCTTTACAGTCGTGTAAAGGCCGAAGCGAAGCGCAAATTTGACGTGTATCCAAGTGCGTATGCGAATGCGTGGTTGGTACGCGAATATAAGAAGCGTGGCGGCACCTATCGGAAAGCAACCAGTGGCGGAACGAAAAAAGGCACGAAAACCAGCAAAACCAAAAAAGCCAAATAAGTCGCGAGGGGGCTTGGGGCGTTGGTTTGATGAGAAATGGGTCGATATAAAGACCGGGAAACCTTGTGGTCGTTCCAAGGGGGAGGATCGTGCTTATCCAGCGTGTCGACCTTCCAAGAGAGTTTCTTCAAAGACGCCAAAAACGTCTGATGAGATGTCTTCTGCAGAGAAAGCGCGATTCAAGCGTGAGAAAACGAGTTCAAAGAAGATAGGGTATCAGCATAAACGTCGTAAACCGAAGGGTAAAAAGTAATGGCAAAAATCCAACGAGGAGGCCATACATTCGATGGCTACAACAAACCAATCTCTACTCCTGGACATTCCAGCGGTAAATCTCATGCTGTTGTGATCAAAGAGAATGGTAAGGATCGTTTAATACGATTTGGGCAGCAGGGAGCAAAGACAGCAGGCAAGCCAAAAGCTGGTGAAAGCCAAGCTATGAAGGATAAAAGGTCTTCATTCAAGAAGCGTCATGCAAAAAACATTGCCAAGGGCAAAACCAGTGCCGCATATTGGGCTAACAAAGTAAAGTGGTGACATGACTTACTCCGTTCCAGGGCTCGTCAGGACAAGTTTGGTTAGCAGCTCCTACATGGGGAGTGTTGACAGCCCATTTGTCCGTACGCGAGCAGTAATCAACCAGATGAAAGGCTGGGAGATTATGAAAGCCGTTGTATCTGGGACGGAATACCTTCGAGAGAATAGCGAGACATTTTTACCGTTAGAGCCACGTGAGGACTACACGGCTTATTTGGCGCGTGTAAACCGTGCTGTATTTACGCCTTACACGCAGCGTTTAATTCGAGCAGCAGCAGGACTTATTCTGCGCAAACCTATCAGTGTAACTGGTGCGCCTTATTGGACCGAAGTTTTCAACAAGGATGTTGATGGTTGCGGTTCTGATTTAGATGAGTATGCACGTCGATTGGTCACTTGTGCATTGACCTATGGGCATTCACATGTTCTTGTTGATTTTCCCGCTCCATCAGACGCAAGGAGTTTGGCAGAAGAGCGTGCTCTTAACCGTAGGCCATATTGGATTGAGGTTGATCCAACCAATGTGTATGGATGGCGTTTAGATCGGGAAACAAATTATGGCAATCTTACTCAAGTACGAATTGGTGAAAAAGCAGTTGTAGCCGATGGAGAGTTCGGAGAAAAAGTTTATGACCAAGTCCGTGTTATTGAGTCAGGTCGTTATCGCGTCTTTAGACAGGAACAGAAAAAGCAAGAAATGGAAGGGCCATTTCCATACCCCGCTTCATTCGATCAATCCGACGCTACAGCGGAGTACGACTTGGTTGAATCAGGCGATTTTTCACTTGGGCAGATTCCGCTGGTAACAATTTATGCTGATAAAAAAGATACAATGACAAGTCGTCCACCACTGTTGGACATAGCGCATTTAAATCTGGCTCATTTCCAGCGCCAAGCTGATCTGATTCATAGTTTGCATATTGCCAGCCAGCCCATGTTGGTATTGGAGGGTTGGGACGATCAGACAAAAGACATGGCGATTAGTGTGAATTATGCGATGGCAACACAACCGGGTAACAAGGTTTATTACGTGCAGCCTTCAAACGGTGCATTTGAAGCGCAGACATCAGAAATCCAAGAGTTACAGCAGCAAATGGCGACGTTAGGCATCAGTACATTGAGCCAGCAAAAATTTGTAGCTGAATCTGCGGATGCTCGCAGGCTGGATCGTATTGATACGAACTCGATGCTGTCGATGGTATCGATGGATCTTGAGTCAGGTTTGCAGAAGTCTTACAACCTTGCTGCCAATTACTTGGGTATTGAACCGCCTGAGGTCAAGATTAGTCGTGATTTTGACTTGCAACGTTTGATTGGGCAAGACATTGCAGCAATGGGCCAGCTATTCCAAGATCAAATTATTGATCGTGAAGAGTTCCGCGACATGTTGGTACAAGGCGAAATTTTGCCTATGGCAGCAGAAGCGGAATCAAGCGGTACAGTAGAAGAGTAATAGCTTTTGTTCCCATGGGAATGCGTTTCGAGGAGATCAACCCACCCAAAAAAGATGAATGCCCAATGCCTGAGCCCAAAAAAACAACCAAACAGGCAAAAAGTAGTAAAGTAGAGAAGTCAACTAATTCTTAGTAATGGAAGAACAAGTCATCCAGGAAACGCCTGTGGCGTCTTCTGAACAGCCAGTGGCTGCGACTGAAACTCCTGCTGTCGATGTTTCTGGTTACGAGCAGCAAATTCAAGCGCTTCAACAACGTGCCACTGAAGCCGAGGAACGATTCCAAGGCATCAAAGGAAAACTCGACGACGTTTACAAAAAACAAGACGATCAACGTCGCAAAACGCTTGAAGATCAAGGGCAGTGGAAGGATCTCTGGGAAGAGGCCAACAAAACTGCTCAAACCAAAGACCAGCAGATAGCTGAATTGGAGCGTCAGTTAGTTGATCTTCGGACATCTAACGAGACAGCAGCCATGAAAAACGCTGCACTTTCAGCGATCAACCAAGCTGGAGCGATCAATTCAGATCAAATGCTGCAATTGATTCAAACCAACCTCAAGAAAGCTGAGGACGGCACTGTCAAAGTTTTAGATGGTGGCGTTGAGCAAGACATCAATGTCTATCTTGCGAAGCTCAAAAACCCTGGTTCTTCTTACGAGCATCATTTTAAGCCCAGCACTCAAGCTGGGATGGGTGCAAAACCAGTTACTGGGATTTCTGGTGCTGGAGGCGTCGCTAATCCTTGGTTAGAAGGTAGTATGAACTTAACGAGGCAAATGGCCTTGGAAAATACCGACCCTGATCTTGCAGCTGTGCTCAAGAGAGAGGCAGGTAAATAGTCCCCGTGGGACACCATCTCAAGTCTGTGACTTGAACACCCGCAAACTTTATCCCTGAATAAGGAATGGCCGCACCATTTCAGAATTATTCCGGCGGTGTCCTTCTGGCGGACATCGTAAAAAGGAATAATCTCAGCACTTATGTGTCTGAGGCAATCAAAGAGCGCAGTCTTTTCATTAAGTCTGGTGCTGTTGTTCGTAACGCTCTTCTCGATTCAAGAGAAGGCGGTACCCGCATTCAAGTTCCCGAGTTCAATCCCGTATCTCCCACCGAGGAAATTCTGGACGGTACAGCCACTTGGGGCACCAGTGGCGCTGGTTATCTGACTCCTCAGAAAATCGGTACTGGCACTCAAATCGCTACTATCTGCCATCGCGCATTTGCGTATGCAGTAGATGATATGGCGGTTTTGGCTGCTGGTGAAGATCCAATGCTTCACATCCGCAATCAGCTTGCTGATGCAATTAACAAGTTGAACAGCGCGCGTCTGTTCTCTCATCTTGCCGGATTGTTTGGCACTGCTTTGTCTGCCAATGCGCTGGACAAAGGTAAAGCTGCTGCTTCTGGTGCTAATGAAGACAACTTCTTGACTGCTGCAACAGTGGCAGAAGCACGTTCCAAGCTTGGAGAACGTGGAGAAGAGCTGGATACCTTAGTTGTCCATCCTTCTGTTGCTTACTCCCTGTATCAGGTAGGAATGCTGACCTTCTCTACTTCTGCATTGTCTACGGGCGGTGCAGTCACTTGGGGCGGTGGCGGAGTTGGCGTTGGTGCGCGTTCTATTGGCGAATTTGCCGGTATGAATGTAATCATCGATTCTGCAGTCAACACTGTTGCACCTGGAACTGGCGGTCATCAACGCGAGTTCTATTGCTACCTGATTAAATCAGGCACCATCCTTGAAGGTGTGCAGCAAGATCTTCGGATCGAAGCTGAGCGCAGCGTGCTCTCGAAGCAAGACGTCCTATCAGTGGATTACCACACGGCGTATCACGTGATGGGCACTAAGTGGTCTGATGCTGGTGACAACCCAACCAATGCCAACTTGGCAACGGCTAACAAGTGGGCTGCCACCTATGACATTGATCTGATCCCTATGGTTCAGTTGACTGTCAACTCTTCGCTGGATACCAGCACCATCTGATCCCTGATCAGAGCAAAGGCCCTACCATTAGGTGGGGCCACCTTATTTTTGCGCTATGGCTGCCACGATCAACGCCACACTGAAGAGTGAGACAGCTAACAGCTATGTAACGTTGGCTGAAGCCGACGCATATTTTGAAACCGTTCCAAGCAGCACGCAATGGGACAACAAGCAAGATGACAACAAAAATCGTGCATTGATTTCAGCAACAGGCTGGATCGACACGTTGGTTTTTTATGGTGATCGTTGCGACTCAGGCCAAGCATTGAAATGGCCGCGCAATAATTATCATGTCGATCGGGTGGAACTTACATGTTCTGCCATTCCAAACGCAATCAAAAAGGCTACATATTTACTAGCCTTTGAGCTAGCCAATGACACGGACGCGATTACAGGGACTACCGGCGATAAGGGGTTATACGAGCAAGTCGAGCTTGGAGACCTCAAAGTCAAGTACAACACTGATAGTCAGGCTGTCGGAACTGTTAATAACGTATTCGACGTTTATCCTTGGTTGCAGTCTTATCTTGGTGCTTATTGTTCTGGAGGTTCTGGCTCTTATCAAGTTCGTGTGGTGAGGGGTTGATATGTCACTTGTAGACGACACTTTCAAGTCAATCCCCAAAGATCTACTGGACGATTGGGGTCAAGACATCACGTTAGTCAAAACAACAACACCACGCACTTATGATCCAGCAACAGGTGCTGTTACTGGAGCGGATACGTCTGTGGTGTTGAAGGGTTTAATTTCCAGTGTTTCATCAAGAGAAAACGACGGGCTTTATCAAACAACTGACATCAAAGTAATTATTGGTGGCGATGAGTTGGGTTCTTATTATCCAACTGAGGCTGATCGTATCCAGTATTCACAGGCTGGTGCGACCAGGGAAGCCAAGATTTTAAATGTGCTGAGCTTTAGGGGTGAGGATCCCTTGCTTCACACAATCATTGCGAGGCCGCAGTAATGGCAAGGGGCTTTAAACGCATGTCTGAAGACTGGGATCGTTGGGTCAACGGCAGGCTGTCTAGGGACATAAGAAAAGGCGCTGAAAAAATAGTCAGCGAATTGCAAGAGGCAGGCCCTCTTTACTCAGGTAAATTTTCCAATTCTTGGGTTATTGAGACTTCAGGTGGCGAGAAAAGCAATCCTTCTCAGGCTGAAGGTCAGCCTCAAAAAGTAATTGCACCCTTTTTGTCTGGCAAAGAGTTATGGAGCAAGCCCGAGTTTAAATACAATATTTACAACGTTGACCCTGACGCTGGAATTGCAATTGATTACGAACAGGGTATAACAGGCACTGACGGTGATTTTCGGAATCCGGGGCAAGATCCTTTGCAAGATGAATCAAAAATAAAACGCGGGAATCGTCAACAAAACATTCGAGGCAATATTGCTGAAGGAGAAGGAGACAACTTGAGCACTGCTCCTTTGGACTGGTATGACACTTATCTCGAAGGAGGCGCTTTAGACAAAACAATTAAACTAAATTTTCAAGAAGCGTTTAAAAAATTTCCACGATGAACTACCAAGCAATTCGAGCCGCTATCGAAAGCCCTCTTTTGACGGCTTTTAACAATCTTTCGCCAGCTGTACCGGTCTTTTTTGACAATATTACCGCTGCTCCGGCAAACACTACGACAGAGTACGTCCGAATAAATATTACTTTTGGTTTAACAACGGAAACAACTATTACGGGCAACCTTGACTATCCGCGAGGCGTTATTGTTATTCGTATTTACAGCGAAAAGGGTCAAGGCCCCGCAAGAAATCAAACGCTTTTAGACACTGTGGTTACAACGCTTTTAGCTTTACCCGCTTCGACGCGGGACGGCTCAGGAATATATCTGCGCACTGGTGCGATAAACGGACCAACGTTTTCAGCAACAGAAGCCAGTCCTCACATGATGGGACGCATAACAACGTCTTTCGTTGCAGAGGAGCAAAGTTAGATCTTTCACGGTTGACGCGCTAAGCTGGATGAGTCCGGGTTCCGCCCGTAAAGTCCACCATTCTCCGTTTTACGAATGGCTACCGTCCTTTCGGGCACCTCTGGAGCCCTCTATTACAAGCCTGCCGGTACATCTGGCAAGTTCAAAGCTGCTGATGTCACCAGCGGAAGCAACAACATTAGTGTTGGTGCCTTCTTGAATTTCAAGGTAGACGACAAAGTTTCGTTTACTGCTGGTGGCGGCACTCTGCCTGGTGGTTTAACTGAAGGCACCCCTGTCTTTATCAGAACCTACGTGGCTGCAACTGGTGTTGCTACGTTTGCTGCTACTGCAGGCGGTACTGAGCTTTCATTAAGTAGCGATGGTACTGATGGCACCAGCGACTTTGCGATCAACTTTACTGAGTTTCAGTCAGTCGCAAATGTCCGTTCTTGGAGCTTTGAGGTAAACCGCGAAGAGATTGACACCACCAGTATTGGTGGAACGTTGGGTCAAACCGCTCCATTCCGTACGTTCATCTCTGGTTTTGCTGACGGCACTGGATCTGCGGAAGTGTATTTCACAGATGATGACACCGGCATCTCTGCTCGTTTGATTGAGGACGTAACGCAGCGTCAGCAAGCTGGTGCAACATTTAAGTTGTATATGGACACGGTGTTGTCTTCTGGCACGCCTGACGATACAAAGAGTCGTTCCATTCAACTTGAGGCTGTACTGACCTCTGCAAGTTTCTCGGTTACGCCAGATGACGCGCAGACTGTTTCAGTCAGTTTCCGTCCCACAACTGCACCTACTTTCGACTTTGCTAAAAGTTGATCGCTAGCTGACAGCAAGAGCCCCTGATATTGTCGGGGGCTTTTTTAATGCTATTGTGCTAGTACAACCAAGTGAGCATGTATGGCAGTTCGCGCCATTGACCGCCTTAAGAAAGCAGCCAATCTTGAAGCAGCTAAGAAGACAGTCAAGCTTTCAGATGGCACAGAATTTGAGATGTGGGTTACGCCATTGACGATGGCAGAGCGTGAACGCGCTCAAAAGCGTGCTGGATCGGAGGATGCTAATGCGTTTGCACTGCAGCTTTTAATTGGTAAAGCTAAAGATGAAAATGGCAGTGCTTTGTTTTTGCCTGGTGAAATTGATGTGCTTAAAAACGAAGTGAAGGACAAGGATTTGCAGTCTTTAATGCTGGCAATTTTGACTGACGACGAACAAGAGGCTATCGACCCAAAGTCCTAAGCGCTGAGCTTCGGAAAGATAACTGGCTCATGCTGCAATTTGGCATTGCTAAAGAGCTTGGCATGAGCTTGTCAGAGGTTCGCGCCACAATGACGCAAGAGGAATTGATTGGCTGGAACGCGTATTTCAGCGTAATCAACGAGGAGCGGCAGAAGGAAATGGATAAGGCGCGTCGTAGGCGTTAAACTTAGGCATCGCAGTGCGCTGGAACCGTCGTGGCCTATAGAGCTGAGATTGAGATCGGCGTAAAGGGCGTAAAGCAGCTTGACAGGTTTCAGTCTCAGCTTGAGCGTCTTGCCAATGAAGTAGATAGGGTAAACAAGAAAGAATTTACTGTAGCAAACTTAAGCTCTTACAATGAAGCTTTAAGGAAAGCAAATGAAAATTTAAACCAAACTCAAATAGAGACTGATAAGGCTGGCAAGGCGACTGGTTTATACAAAAGAAACTTAGATAGTTTTGTCACAGCGTTAATCGCTTCTAACGACGCTCAAGATTTAAATAATAAATTAGTCAGGCAAGAAATACAGGATCGTGGCGCAGCAACTCAAGCGTTAAAAGCGTATAACGCTGAACTTGCGTCCGCTACGCAGCGTGGTTCACAAACCACGATGACTGGTTCGTATCTTCGCGGTCAGCCTAAGTTTGGTCCAGAACCCGCTCCAGGGTTTGATCCAATAGCTGGAGCGGCTAGGACTAGAGCTGCTGGTTTGGCGTCAGAAGCTATTGCCGAAGGCAAGGCAACCCAAAGGCTTGCACAACAAAAAATAGAACTTACAAACAAAGTAAATCAAGCCGATCGTCGCGCTTTTATTGAATTAAATAACGACAAAATCAGAGGAATTCAAAAGCGACTTGACGCAGAGATCGACGCTATTGGAACGAAACTTAGCGCGGCTATAAAGGCTGATAATGCAGAAGGGGCAAAGTTCGATCAAGAATTAACTCGTAGGATACGACTAAACACAGATGCCGAAAAATTATATTTAAAAATACGCGAAGACAGCGAAAAACGCATAGAAGCTAAGCGTAAAGCAGGCTTAACGGCAGCTAAAAAATTAGAGCAAAATATAGCAAAACAAAGGCAAGATATAGCAACACAAAGGGCTGATAGAAAAGCTCGCAGGGATAATGCAATCAGCAGCGGGCTTATTGGTGGTGCGTTCCCACTGCTGTTTGGGCAAGGAGGTGGAGCGGCTATTGGTGGCGGTATAGGTGGCTTTGCTGGCGGTTTAGCAGGCGGTCAAATGGGATTTGCGTTGTCGCTTGTCGGCACGCAAATTGGTGCGTTTGCTGATCAAATTGTTAGTGGTGGCGCAACACTTGGGCAGGCACTTAATCCTCTTACCGCTGACATTGATGCACTAGCTGAAGCAGCAGGTTTCGCAGGCACGGAGACTGGAAAAGCTTTAAAGACAATTCAGGAACTAGGTAGTGAGCAACAAGCTCTTGAAGCCGCAACTGCATTGTTAGCGGCAACTGTAGGTAATGAAGGCGTTCAATCCCTAAGAGATTTTGGTGATGGTACTGCTGATTTAAGCGTTCAAGTGTCTAGGTCTTTGGCCCTTATGCAGTCTGCGGCTTCAAAGTTATTTAGTGGCCTTGTTGATTTTACGGTAGACGCATTAAAAAATATCAATGATTTGTCGGCAGGAATGAATTTAGATACTCCAGAAGCTAAGGAGTTGCAAACAAGAAGAGCAGAATTACTTGGCGACGGATCAGGAGCTTTAGGACCTGGAGCGTCAAGTTTAGATAGTTTAAGTCCAGCACAATACACAGAGTTAGTTAGCATTGAAGATCAACTTAGAGAATTGGCTAGAGGCGTTACGGCTGAAGCTGAGGCTCAAGTTCAAGCTGCTGCAAAAGAACTAAGGCTCAAAAAAGTTTCAAGCGCTCTTGGGATAAAAGACGCTAAATTAAATGAAATAAATACAAAATTGGCTAGACAAAAAACAGATTATACGAATAAAAGTTTTGTCAATTTAAAGCGAGCAGCTATTATCAGAGAAAGAGATATTGCCATTGAAAAAGCTATAGAGACCGTAGGCCGCGATGAAAACGGCACTATAAAAGATCGAGGACAGCTTCGTATAAAAGAAGGGCAAATCATAGAGGAGTCAATAACAAAACAAAATCAACTTGCTAGAGATGTCGAAGAGGCATTTGAACGTCAAAACAAAAAAATAGCCAGTGGTGTTAAAAATACTAGCCGACAAAACAAGCAACTTTTGCAGCAAAAACAGCAAGCCAGCTCGCTTACTGCAACCCTGGATCGGCAGTTAGCGCAAAGCAAAGTAGCAGGCACTGTGGAAGCCCAAAAGCTTGCAATAGAAGGAAGATACGAACAGACTCTGGAAAGAATTGCAAAGCTAAAAGACCAAAGTGAGGCATCCGAACAAAGAAAATTAGCCGCTCAAATTAAAACAAACGCTGAAGCAAAACTCGCATTTGATCAAGAGCAAAAACGTGCAAAAGCTCTTAGAGATGCAGTCGCTCCACTAAAACAAATTCGAGACAGTCAAGAAGCAAACCTTGCGGCATCAAAGGAATACAATCGCCTAATCATGGAAGGAGTTCTTCCCGCTGAAGCAAAGAGAATCGTTGAATATAACAAACAAGTTGCTGCGTTGATATTACAAAAAAATGAGTTAATTAAAATAGCAGAAGCAAAATTGCTTTCGCTTGATATAGATAGCGAACAAGCCAAGGCTCTTAGGCAGCGAATAGATGACTTAAAAGAAGAAAGGGGTTTGATTGAAGGTAAAGCGGCTGAGGGCCCTGGAAAAGGCAAGTCAGACAAGGAAAGAATCGAGGACGCAATTGGCGATGCACAGGGCGAGCTAAATAAATTAATTGATCCAGTAAATCAAGTTGTAGCCGCAGCTGGAGCGATAGGAGATGCTTTTAGCGAATCATTCAAAGGTGTTATTAGCGGCAGCATGAGTGCTCAACAAGCACTAGCAAATTTATTTCAAAAGACAGCGGATCATTTCTTGGATATGACAGCTCAGATTATTGCTGCTGCGATTAAGGCGCAGGCTATTCAATTTATTGGCAGCATCATTGGATCTACCGCTAGTGCTGGTCCTAGCCCTTTAAATCTCGATGGTATTCAACAGTATGTTAATACCTCCCCTGTTCTTACTAAGTCATTATTTGCAGAAGGTGGATATGTTTCACGACCAACTAACGCTTTAATTGGTGAAGGTGGCGAGCCTGAATATGTCATTCCAGAATCTAAAATGCGTACCGCAATGTCGCGTTATTCACGCGGCAGCCGTGGTAACTCTGTCATTCCAGAATCTGGTGCAGCTGAAGCCATAGGAGAAGGAGGCGGAACTGCTGTTGCCGCTCCAATCGATGTTCGCTACACAGTGGAGCGGATCAATAGCGTTGACTACGTGACTGCTGATCAGTTCCAGGCTGGAATGCAGCAAGCTGCACAGCAGGGTGCTAAACAGGGTGAACAGCAAACCCTGAAGCGTTTACAAATGAGTGGCAGTACACGTAAGAGGATTGGAATATGAGCCAGTACGCTTTAGGTCAGCTCGTAACGATCAATGCCTTGCGGGAGTCAACAAATAGCAACACTGAAGGGCTGTTTGTTCAGTTCCGCTTTCAGAACTTTTTTATTAATCAAGACATGACATACGAGAGCAACTCGTATGGTTTTGTGCCGTTTGGGTTCTCTGGTGTAACCGTAAACCGTACGGGAGATGGTATGGAAGCTAGTCTTGTTTTCCCAAATAATGATTTATCTCGCGGATGGGCAGTCCTAGCAATTAGAGATCATTATGTTGTTGAGGTCGAAGTTTTAATTGTAGATTCATCCAATCCGTCTGGCGGCACGCATCAAAGCGTACATAGTTACACCGGGCAAATTACTGGTGGAACTTGGGACAACGTATCGTTGAATTTACAACTTAGCTCAGTGTTAGATGCTGTTGGAACGGACATTCCAAGGCGTGCTTTAACCAAGAAACTTGTTGGCAACTTGCCAATTGCAAATAATGTCCGACTGCAGTGATCTAATTGGAATGCCGTATCGGCTTGGTGCTGACGGTAGTGACGGCCATATTGACTGCATCCATCTGTGCTATCGGGCATTGGAGCGGATGGGCATTGACAAGCCACCGTTCAAGCAGAGCTGGTATCAAGCGAGTAAGTGGGATGTATGCCGGGATCTGATGCGGTGGGGTTTGCGAGTTGAAAAGCCTGCGTATGATGGGGACATTCTGCTGTTACCGCAGCAATCTTGGGCATTTGCAGTCACATGGCAAAAGGGAATTCTGTATATCGGTCCGATGACGCAGAAAGTGCAGTGGTCATTGGTTCGAGCATTTACGACGTACCATTGCTTCCGTATGAAAGGCAGCTAATTGCAACGATTGGAATAACTGAGGAAGAGTATCGAGCATTTACAGCTGAGGTAAGAAGGCGTGGAGCGGTAAGACCAGCGGCGTATGACCATATCCCTGACGTTCAAGCAGGAGCTGCAGGGCCAGCAATTTTAATCAACCTGGCAATCAGCCTTGTGCTGACTGGTGTTTCATATTTGCTGACACCAAAGCCAAAGATGCCACGCGCTCAAGGCGGTGGTGTTACTGATCTTGGCAGCATTACAGGGGCCAATCGCTTTACGCCTTCACGCGGCTTTGAAACGCTTGCAGAGTTAGCAGATTATGCCTCGCCTGTTCCCATAATTTTTGGGATGTATAAAAACAATATTGGCGGAATGCTGGTTACGCCAAAGCTGATTTGGTCGCGGATGTTTAGCCATGGAACGTCGCAAAGAGCCAAGCTTATGTTTGTTGTTGGCGAGCAAGGCGTAAATAATATTGGGATTGACAAACCAGAGCTTGAGGGAATTTTTCTGGGAAACAATGCGCTAGATGCAATTTTTGAGGATAATTTTGCTTTTTACTGGCACAAGGCATCTTTTTCAGGCAACTTTCGTATTCGAGGAAGTGACAAGCAATATGGAACAAGAGGGCCACTTGACTCTGGAGATCCAGGAGTAGGCAAAGGGGACGATGACGA